TTATATATAATAATTTTATTCTACATACTCCATATATTAAACAAGGAATGGGCTTTACTGGTAATATCTACAGAATTAATCAAATGATATTTCCTTAATAAATAGTAGTATGAAGATTAGAGAAATTTTAAGTACTAGAGTAGATGAGTATGCAACAGCAGGAGCAACTTCGGCTGGTAATATTGCCACTGTAAATAATCCACAAGTTGCAATTGGTCCTGATAGATTTAAAAAATCTTATACAGGATATCCAGGAAAATCAGGATGGAAAGCTCCTAAAGTACCTAAAGTAGCTACACCTAAACACCCAGACGGTAGAGTTAAAGGTGCTCACGAAATGCCTAACGTAAGTTTATTTGGGCAACCTATTAAACGAGTATAAATACTAATATGCAGTACAAAGATATTAAAGAAAATTTAGCGGATGAGGCTCAAAAAGCTGAAAAAGACCACGAAGTGCAAATGGCACGAGGTGACTTATACAAAGCCGCAAAGTATTCAATTAAACTTCATGACATGATGAAAAGTGTTAGTGAATCAGAAGGACTAGAAGGCTGGATACAAGCAAAAATTACTAAAGCTTCTGATTACTTAACCACTGTATTCAATCACTTTGATTACAAACAAAAATTTAACAATTCAATAAATTATGTTGGTGAAACTAACCCTATGCCTGATATGAACAAATATGGAATATACACTACAAAAAGTAAAGATGGTGACTTCCAAGTATGGCAAGGTGAAAAACATTTAGGAACGTTTAAAACAATAGAAGATGTTGATGCGTTTTTACATGACTATTTAGACAATAAAGAGTCAACTGAAAAAGATTCTTACAAAGAAAACCTTTCTACAAAACTTCAAAATAAGTTATCAAAATAAAGTCAATTCCTTAAAATACAATAAATACTCTTATAATTACGTTATGGAAAAATTATTAGAGGAGGTACCGAGGTATGGCTTATTTAATAGCAAACTTACCGCCAGTAGACTGTTATGTTAGAATGGAATATCTCTATGACCTGCAAAAAGATGATAACGGGAAATTATTAGGTCAAGGCAAATATACTCCTGCTGTCTGGGTTACTGTAAAAAGTATATCAGGTAAAGCATTATATATAGAATCCTTACTTCCAGAATATGGTGCATTATACGATAAACTACCTCTGAGTGCATACGTTTGGAAAACAGATGCAGATACAAGTAAATTTTTACCTTTAGATCATTTAGAAATTTGGGATTCCTTTTCATATTACATTACAGTTTTAGAAAAAGCAACATTATCAGGACTTCGTTGTTCATTTTTAGGTAAAGACAAAAAAATGCATAGTGGTGAATATATGTTTACAATAGATAGTTGCCATAGCAATGACAATGAACTCAATACAACTTTTTCTGAAGTACCCGATGAACACAAATCATTTAATATAATGAAATTAGATAACGGACAATATGCCGCACAACCAAATAACAGAATGAGATGGTTTGAGCAAAGTTTAGTATCTCATGAAACTAAAATGGCAGATTTTAAAGTTAGCACAAGAGAATATAGTGTAGAAGATAATCCAAAATGGTCAGCCAATTACGGTGATGGCGACACTTGGGCATATGAATTAAAAGAACATAAACCAAAAATAGATAAACCAAATCCTACTAAAGAATAATCAAAAAGAATTCTTGACTTTTCAATCAATATTAAGTAAAATAAGTTAAATTTATTGAGGAGAATTATGAGTGACAGAACTTATGGTCCAGAAGAACAAGCCAAATTAAAAAGAATAGTAGATGAAGGAGCAAACGTTCTTTCAGAAGTAGAAGATTTAAATGCAGGATTAAAAGACACCGTAAAAGCAGTAGCCGAAGAATTAGAAATAAAACCTGCACTAATTAACAAGGCAATTAAAATCGCACATAAAGGTGATTGGAGCAAGTATTCCGAAGCTTTCGATAGTTTAGAAAACTTGATAGTAGCAGTTGGCAAAGATAAGTGAAATAACCTGGTATCTTAAATGGTTAGCCACTGCGACTTTAATTATTGGAACTGCGATTAATTCATTAGGTTTTTACCCAGAAGGTCCAATCGTTTTAGCTTTAGGAGGAGTCCTTTGGCTAACAGTAAGTATAATTTGGAAAGAACCTGCATTAATAGTGACTAATATTACTTTGGTAACAGTAGCCGCCGCAGGATTAATTTGGACAAACTGGTTAACATAATATGATATATTACATTGACATAGACGGAACCATTTGTTATACTGAAGGTAGCGACTATGACAATAGTAAACCTGATTTAGAAAAAATAAAACAGGTTAATGAATTGTATGATAAAGGTCATGAAATTCATTATTGGTCTTCCAGAGGAGGAATGTCTGGAAAAGATTGGTATCTATTTACAGTAGCTCAACTTAATGAATGGGGTTGTAAATTTACATCAATTAAATTAGGTAAACCAGTTTATGATAAATGGGTTGACGATAAAGCAATAAACGAAAAGGATTTTTTTAATGGCTGAAGATTTTGATAACGTAACAGAAGAACAATTTACTTCCACAAAAAGTTTTTATAACTTTCCTTGTGCTCACAGACAATATAGACACGATGGTAACTGTCATGTAATTCACGGATACAGCAGAAGTTTTCATTTTGTATTTGGAATTAAATCATTTACAAAAGAAGGTTTTGCAGTTGACTATGGTGACTTAAAAGAATTAAAAGCACATCTAGAACATATGTACGACCATACTCTAGTACTTGATGAAGATGATCCATATATGGATAAATTTAGAGAGTTAGAAAAAGCAGGAGTATGTAGAATTAGAACTCATCCAATGGGACCTGGTATGGAAGGTACTGCACATTATCTTTGTGATTGGACTGATAAATGGTTACGTGAAAAAACAAGAGGACGTGCCTGGGTTATTAGTGTAGAAGCAAGAGAGAATGATAAAAATAGTTCAATCTATACAAATCCAAATGCTGGATTTAAAGGATGGCTGTAATGAGTGAAAGTGTAATAGTAGCGGCTAGTGAATGGGGAGATAAATGTATGGTTCCTAGTACAACATTTAAAACTAGAATAAATGACGACGAAACATTAGGTGGAGGTTGTGCTATTGGCGGAGAATGGAAAGATGTAACTACTGATGATTTATTTAAAGATAAAAAAGTAGTAGTGTTTTCATTACCCGGAGCATATACACCGACTTGTTCTTCACAACAAGTACCTGGCTATGAAGCAAAATACAATGAACTTAAAGAACAAGGTATCGACGAAGTTTATTGTGTATCTGTAAATGATGCATTTGTAATGAATGCTTGGTTTAGAGATCAAAAAATATCAAACGTTAAACCTATTGGAGACGGTGAAGGTGCATTTACACAAGGTATGGGTATGTTAGTTAATAAACCTGCACAAGGGTTTGGTAAGAGATCGTGGAGATATTCTGCGGTTGTAGACAACGGCGAAGTTACAAAAATGTTTATTGAAGATGGTAAAAACAATGAAAGTAATGATGCTGACCCATTTACAGTCTCTGATGTTGATACAATGTTAAACTACCTAAAGGAAGGAAAATAAATACATATAATGAAAATACTTTGCATATTATACGATGACCCAAAAGATGGAATGCCTACAAGCTATCCAGTAAAAGATTTACCTAAACTGGAAAAATATCCAGATGGAATGACACTACCAACACCAAAAGCAATTGACTTTAATCCAGGTGAATTGTTAGGTTGTGTTTCGGGAGAATTAGGATTAAGAAAGTTTTTAGAAGATGCAGGACACACATTAGTTGTTACATCTGATAAAGACGGAGAAGGATGTACAGCAGACAAAGAATTAGTTGATGCTGACGTTGTTATATCACAACCATTTTGGCCTTACTATCTAACAAGAGCAAAAATGGAAAGTGCACCAAATTTAAAAATGGCAATTACAGCAGGTATAGGATCTGATCACGTAGACTTACAAGCGGCGATGGATCATAAAATTGATGTAGTTGAAGTAACGTATTGTAATTCAAGATCAGTTGCTGAACATATTGTAATGATGATTTTATCTTTAGTAAGAGATTATCACAATCAACACA